CATTTCATCGCTTTCGGCATCTGTAAGGTTTCTGCGAGCAGCAATTTGGTTAAGCTCATCGTATCTTGCAGCATTCGTTTCAGCGCCTGTTTTAGCTGGCAGCTTCAGCAGCACCTCGCGGTAGTTCTCGCCACCGGGTAGGGTGTATTCGCCGAATTTTGCAACACCAGTAGACCGCACATCTAAGCCGCCGCCCTGTCCTAAAAACCTTTCATACTCAACCATTAAGTCATCAATATAAGCCTCGCGGTCGCCGTCTATGATTGCGTCCAAGGCGTCGTTTTCGTCAATACCAAATTCGTCGGCAGATTCTTTTGCAAGCTGCTCGTCAGACATTTCTTCAAGATTGTTCCGGTAATTTTCTGTGCTTTCTGCGGTCAAATCTTTTTTTGCCGGTAAAACAACCTCCTCAATCTGCACCTGATTGGCATCAACGTAAGCACGCACCTCTTGCTTGGTCACAGACTTCTTGCCAGCAAGAAAATCGTCCAGCCCCGTCCACGCCATCTCCTCGGCTTTGACGCCTTCGCCCTTGGCAATCATGGCACGCATCTGCGCCCCGCTGCCTTTGTCCATCGGAATTGTGTCAACGGCGCGTGACACGGCTGAGAAGAAGCCCTGCGGGTCAAGATCGGTAGCAACCTGTTCACCGCCGGCCCTGCCAGCCATCTTACCTGCAGCCGACAACGCCATGTCACCCACGGCATTGATCGGGTTTGCCGACAACGTGGTGCCATCCATCATGCTGCCAAGCCGCTCGTCCGCACGGGCGCCCATGTCCTCGACAGATCGAACAACTTCCTGGCCCTTGTCAGACTTGATGAACTCTTTGCCTTGCTGCACCAGCTTCGGCAGTCCGCGTATCAGCGCCTCGCTGCCGCCAAGTAACACCAGCGCCTCGCCAGCGTTTTTCACGCGGTTCGTCCATTCGCTGTCGTCAGGGTCGGTTGCTAACAAATCGCGGACAGCCGCTGCGGCAGGTGAGCTTGTGTCTTTGGCGATCATGTTGAAAAGGTTTTCGTCGTTAGGCGACAAGCCCAGCAAGCCAACCATGCTTTCAGAAACAATCGATGATAGAAGTTTCGAAGCGCCCAACGCACGCAGCGCATTGAATCCGGTTAGGGCTGGCAGAATATATTGCCCACCCAGAGCGCCGACAGTGCCAAGCACATTGGCTGCAGGGTTATCTTTGACGGCTGTCTTGTTCATTCCGTCAACCGCTTTGAAAAACTTGTCCACCTCTTTTTGCTCAAAGATTCCTAAAGCGCCAGCGGTATTGCCAAGGAATTTGGCTACACCCTGCGTGATGCCTGAGAATGGCGCGTCTAGTGCGACGTTAAGATCGCCCAGGAACTGGCCGAACGGTGCGTCATCTTCTGCGGGTGGCGGTGTCTCTGCGGCGGGCGCAGGAGCTTCTGCTTTTTTTAGCTGGTCATTGATCTTGATCGGGACATCCATGACGATGCCGTATGCGTTGCCATCGCTGTCGATCTCGACGTTGGCAAAGTCGTCTATCCCAAGCTGCGAAAAATCCGTTTCGCGGATAGACGCTGCGGTTTCGTACTCGTCAATGGTGTCGTCAATCTGGTTCATCAATCAAATATCCGCAGCTCAAAGGCTTTGTTCAGTGTCGTGTTGAAGCCAAGCAACAAAGGATCAGTGCTACCTCCCGCAAGTTCACGGGCGACTGCAGCCTGGACCTCTTCAAGTGTGGCCGTGGCCGGGTTTGGTATGCTGCTTCGCATCACTGGCGAAAGTTGCGTGTACCTCGCTTTTAATGACTCTGCCTTGAATGCTTGGAACTTGGCTTCAAACCGCGGCTTCTGCAGCTTAATCAAACGAGTCGCTTCAGCCATAACCTCTGCATACGAAACGCCGGGAGTTTTTCTGACAAAACGACGAATGTCGCGCCGTGATTGCATAAATGCCTGGCGCGATGGCGTACCCATCAAATCTTTGTCCGCTAACTCCGTGTACCGAAAAACGTCTTTGAACTCGTTGATGGCGTCAGTCTCAGCCTCGCCGCGCTCCTGCTCCAAGGTGTTGAGCATACCCGTGTACCACTGCTTCGTTACGTTGCCTTTGTTTGCCAGCAGCTCCTCATAGTCCAACTGATTGAGGCTTTCCTTTTCTTCCAATTCGGATTCAACCGCGTCGGTCGCAGCAGACTTTTTCGGGAACGCACCGCCCTCGGCTTCGGACTCTAAACTCTTCAGAATTGCATCAACCTGCGATGGCTTGGTGAAATAACCAGCCGCTAGTAGAATTTCCAAGTCCGACTTCGCTTCGTAAACGGCTTCTGGATTATCGCGATCAACATTGACGATTGAGTTATACAGAACATTGTTTATGGCGTTGTCGCTTTGCTCCTTTTGCTCGCGCAGGCTCTTCCGTTGCTTAATGATTGCATTAGCCTGTTTAGTCGCGGCAATCGCAATGGCGTTTAATTTTTCCGGCGTTAGGTTCGCCGTCGCGCCTTGTATAATTGCATCATTTAGTTTGCCCTGGCGAAACTGCTCCACGATTGACAGTACGTCTGCTTTAGGGGCGTTCATGCGGTTGGCGAGCGTATTCTGCACCAGATCTTCGTTGTAAATGTCGAGGCGCGCCTGCACCTCTTTTTCACCAAGGTCAGGAAGGGCGTCCGTAATTCGCGCCATCCCTGCGATTGCCGCGTCAGAGCGTCCTTTTAATCCTAAAGACAAGTCTGCTGCTGTTTTCACTGAGGCATCACTGTCGGTGGTCAGGTTTGCTTTTCGCGCCTCGACCACGCGCGCGTTATTCGCTTTCATAAAGCGAATGCGGCTCGTGGCATTGATACGCGCGGCCTCACCAGAAAACGCCCGACGCGCAAGCGTATTAGACATATTTGAGCCGAACTGTTTGGTAATCCTGTTCGCCTCTGAAATAAACGTCTGCTCGGCTTGTTGTGGGCTTACCTGTCGCGCTGCTTTTGCCTCGGCTTCAGCCATAGCAACTTCCATTCCAATCGCAGCACTCTTCGCTTCGCTGTCGGCACTGACCTGCGCCTTCTTCATACCGAAAGCGGCAAGCTCTGCACCGGCCTGCGCAAGCTGTGCGCCACTCTCCGCATATGCGCGTGCGGGTGCCGCCATTGCCGACGCACTGAGCTGCGCCGTGAGAAACTGACCCTGCCCCTGGCGAGGGCGTTGTAGCTGTGCTGTGTAGGTGGGAACCTTCATATGATCTGGCTCACTTGATAGCCGCCCTTGGCGAGCGTGGTCAGCGCGCCCATCCGCGCGCTGCGTGCTTTGATGTCGTAGGCAAGTTTTTGCTGGCGCCCTTCAAGCAGCGCAACCTGTCCAGCCAAACGCTGATTGACGCCTTGCTCGCGCATCCGCCCCGCGTCTGTCGCTGCGGTCAGGCGGATCGTCTGAACTTCTTCTTCAGCTTCGTTAGCGTTATCACGCAAAACTTCCAGCGGTGTGCCTGTGCTGGCGATGACCCCAGACTTGCGCATTGCGGTGCCAGCACGAGCCTGCAGCTTCTCAAACTGCTTGCGGAACCGGACGACCTCAGAACCACCGACGCGCTCGCGAAGCTTTGCTTCCTGATCAGCAACACGCGCATTTCGGTCGCGGATGCCTTTATTAAACTCTGCCGCCTGCATTGAAGCCCTGCCGGCAGCTTTCATGCCTGAAGCCGTCTGCATTTGCCCGAATGCTGACACGCCAATGCCGGCGATCATCAGTCCTGTTGCCATACCCGCGCATACCTCTCGTAATCTAATTTGTTTGCGCCGTAGCGGCGCATCGTGCCTTCGTGTTCCATGCCGAGAAACTTCGCCCAGCGTTTTAGCTCCGGCCAATCGCTGCGCATTGCAGCTTGTACCCGCCACATGCCTTGCTCTTCGGCAATCTGCAGAAGCCCCTCGCGTACCAATCGTGCCACGCGGATTTGATGCTTGCCGACCCTGCTGGCCCCTAAAAACCAAGCCTCGCCCACACCTTCCCAAAGCGGGAATATACCGGCAGCGCCCACCAGGTAGCCGTTGTCGATGCCTGTAAAGGCCATGCCCTCATGCACCAGTGTTGGCATAAAGTTGCCGAACTCCGGTGCCGGGCGGTTGCGGTCGTCGTTCAGATCAGCTTCAAGCAGTGCCTCGCCGTGCTGCACCTCAAACGGAATTAGTCTCACTGATCGAAGGTACTCAGCGTTGCGTAAACGGCGAGTATGTTCATCGGTAGTGGCTGATCCTGCCGGATCGTGAGCTGCCCATCGGTGTCGTAATTGCCATTCAGCTCAACTTCCTTATCGCCCGTGTAGAGCGAGATCGGCGCGTCCATCGATGCCGCCGACGAGCGAAACGGCACGACGTCTAGGTTGTTTGCATCGCGGCCAACCTTCAAGCCGACAGATCGATACAGCCGCACCGTCAGCTCGTTGATGCGCTTGACCTTGCCCTGGCTGGTTCCCATTGCGCTACCGGCATCAACGCGCAGCGTGCGCAGCGTCGAGTTGTAGGACAGACCGGCGTGCGCCTTGGTGACGTACCGCTCCAGCGTGACCGCCCCGCTCGATACTGTCTTATCGGGGTGAACCGCGCCATCGCCCAGAATGCTGACAGTCTGTCCTTCAAGGTGGCTTAAACCCGATAACGACAGCGTAGCTTGCGTGACCGTTGCACCAGAGCTGTGCGCTGCTGCAACGCCAACCACGCCGCGGACGCAGCCCGTCAGGTCGTTCGTGCTTTTGCCGCTGTAGGTAATAACCTCTGTGCCGATCTTGATTGCGCCGGAACTGGGGAACGATGACGCATCTGCGAGCGTGATGGTGGTCTGGTCTGCGGCTTCGTCGCCAGCCAGCGTGCTGGTCGCGCCTGTAAAGGTCAGCGAGCTGTCAACAAAGATTGCGTTGTTGACGTCGGTGCCAAAATCAAAGTCGCGCATAAATTCTATATATCTTTTGGTCGCACCACCTATTGTGCGCTTGACCACAACCCACACCTGATCTTCGTCCAGATCGCCGGGGATCGTGGCAATGCTCTCCACGACCGCGTCACCTGTACTGAACGCGCCGCCGATAATCTGACGCGACCAGCCAATGACCTGTTCCTCGCGCTTGTAGGTCATGCACGCAAGCTGACCATCGCCGCGGAGCGTCCACAGGATGCTGTCCGGCTCCTGCTGGTAGGCCAGCTCGTCCAGCCCGTTTTCAGTGATATGCTCCGAGATCAAAGCAACATCGGGCGCGACATACCCATCAACGTCAAAGTTAAACTGCAGCTCCAAAACTTTTCGCTTCGCGCGTTGCACAAACAAAATCGCGTTGCCTGCCTGCATCGGCGTGATGTCAGCGGAGCCGTGCGAGGTCTGCTGTTTGATCTGTATGTTGGTCGGGGTGATTGCTTCGTCAGCGCCTGACGCGCGAACCACGAACTCACCACCTGATGTGCCGACGATCAGGTTGCGGGTTGATGCCAAGAACCGGATGACGTTTACGGTGTTAGAACCAATCGTGTAGACCATGCCGTCGTCGGCATTGACGCCACTCTCAAAGTTTTCAAAGTCGCCGCCCTGGCTAAAAAACAACGTCTGGGGCTGCGAGGTGGTGCCAGCAAAAACCAGTCTTTGCTCATAGAACGCGACCGCGCGCGGAAAGCCTGTCGCCTTGCTAAACGCACCCAGCGACCACTTGTCTGTCGCTACCAGCTTGCCCTGCAACGTGTGGCCGCTGTCTGCTGCTTCTGCTGCCAAATCCGCGCCCGGCGCCAATGTGATAACAGTGTCGGTAACATCAACAATCAGGTGGCCGGCTGTTGAATTGTTAGATGATGAACCGCTAATAATTATCGTCTGGCCGACTTTAAAACCTTGGTCAATGAACTCCCCCGCGGTGTCCTCAATGCGGTCGTTGTGTTCCAATCCAGTAGAGTCAGGGTCGCCTTCATGGAATGAAATTGTTGCCGCAACGTAGCTCGGCAATATCTCTGCTCGACCGTCTTCCAGTTCCTGCGCTGTACCGTCCACCACGGTCGCAGACGACCGGGACGTGATCTTCACAAACCCGTCTGCAATCTTAACCAGGCGACCGACATCGTTGGCGGTGAACAGATCGGCGCTTGCAGTCAGGCGGATGGTGCCGTCTCGGCTGTCCGGTGTCAGCGTGGTCGTTGTTATATTCTGATCAAGAAACGGGCCGCGCGCCGTCGTCACTTCGGTAATCGTCCACGCTGTGTGGCTGGTGCGGGTGATTTTATAGATCGGGTGGTTGGGCGATACGACGTACATAACGTCCGCGGCTTGTGCAAACTTCAGCCCTGCCAAATCTGACGCGGTATAGACCGTCGTCACCTCGACCGCTGAACCGCTGGATGTAACCTGACCTCCGTCCTTGTAGATGCGGAAGTAAGTCGGGCCGAACTCCAAAATGTAGGCTTGCTCAACATTGAACTCAAAAGGTATGAGCCGCACCGCGTTGGCGCTGCTTTTCACTTCCGATACAAACCGCGTGCCAGGGCGGCGATGAACACCACCATGTGGCTGCACCAAAAAGTTTTCGACCGTCTCGGCACCGTTGTCGTACTTCGAAATATCCGTGCGCCCAAACAGCTTGGGCGTGATCTCGCCGGCAGTAAAGTTGCTAAAGGCGGTGCTTACTTTAGGCACTTAGAACCTCGAAGAAATGAAGACGTCGGATTCGGTGTATGCCGCGCGATCAATGTTGACCGTGTTCGCCGGCGTGCCCTCGGTCGCATCAACGAACCGGGCTTCAGACAGTTTTGTGTCGTAAGTAACCATCAACAACTGCGATAGGCTGGCGCTGTTTACCAGCGCGTAACTAATATCAGCAGCCAGACGCGCTGCAATCGACTCAATCAAGAGCAAGTCGTATTGATTGGGGTCAGTGACGCGCGAGATGTAAATCATCGGGAAAGGGGTTGTGCTTGAAATAACCTTGCGGCCCTCCACGCGGAAAACCGTGTCAGGGTCTTGTGGTCGCATGACGCGCAGACAATCCGCTGGAAGCGTGTGCTGGTAGCTAAACTCAAACGCCGGGACATCACTGTCAGCGGCCAAGCTGGTGCGCGTGACCAAACAGTTCCAGGGGTGAGCGCGAAACACGGCATCGCGGACAAACTCGTAACGCTGGTTGCAGACACGCGCAGCGCGGCTGTCTTCCGTCAGCGAGATGATATTACTCGCGCCGATCATGTTTAGCGCCGAGTTACAAATATCGACTGATGATGCCATTTTGAATCCTTGAAAAAGAGAGGGGGAGCCGAAG